ATAAGCTAGATGGATTAGATATAGAGTCCAAGGATGTTCTAAAATCAGTCTTAGGCACTAAAGGATATGTTCACTGGGCTTGCGGAAACGCACTTAAATATATCTTCAGGTGGGAGAAGAAAAACGGCCTTGAGGACTTAAAGAAGGCTAGGAAAAATCTTGATTTTGCAATCGAAACTTTGGAAAGTGGGTGCAAATAATATGAGTTATTTGGATTATAGGAAGCTGCCCAAGAAAATATACTACACCGCAATAGTCGTGGTTGTTTTATGCAGCGTGTTCTTAGCTGGGGCTTATGTAGGGAAGATGGTCCAAGAGGAACAGGATAGGCTGTATGTGGGCAAAGTGGTTGAAAAAGAACACGTGCCAGAAAAGATAGAAAACGGCGAGAAATTTGACGAAGCATATTACATAGTGGTTGAAGATAATCACGGGGAATGCCTAAGATACAATGTATCAAAAGATGTATACAAGCAGGTTGAAATAAAAGACCTATGGAGAAGGTAGGGGGATAATATGAATAATAAAAGATGGACCGAAGAAGAACTACAGTATTTATTAAATAACATCAAAGACAAACCTGATGTTCTATTTGAAAAGTTCTCTATAGAGTTCGAAAACCTAAGGACGTATTCAGCTTTTAAAGAAAAGAGAACGCAACTTATAAGGAAATATAACATAGAAGACTGTTGGAGAAGGAAAAGAAAGGTCAAGGTTGCATGGACCGAAGAAGAGGACGAGTTCCTAACACAACATCTAACTGTTGATAACTATACACTGCTTGAAGAGTTTGAAAAGAAATTCGGACAAACAAGAAGCAAGAAGGCTATTGAAGTTAGAAGAGGAATGATAAGGCAGGGACAAATTAAGAATGTTGAAGTTGATATAAATATCAAGAAAGTAGACCCTAAGAAGGTAGCATATAGGGAAAGAATGATACAGAGGGCTAGGGCCAATAATAGAAATGAAAGGCTAAAAGATTTTAATGATCTAATACCTAACAAGGACTACTCATTCAAGAATATTGGACCAAGGAAATGGAAGCAAGGTAAATATCTTTATATGAATGAATACAGTATATATTTCAGAACCAAATATGGATTTGTTGAAACACTACCAAGAAATAGGAATTTGGTCCGCATAAAAGATAATGAAACAGGTCAACCAGTATGCAAACATATTAAGCTAAGTAATATAGATAGGGCATAGGTGATAGGATGGAACTAGATGCAAAAGAATACCTGAAGCAAGTGTATAAGATAGATCTAAGCATAAAGGCATTAGAAATGGAGATAGAGGAATTAAATGCACTTGCAGAAGGTGGGTCAATCAATTATGATGAAAGAGTACAGACCAGTGGGAGAGCATCCACAGAGAGTATAATGTGCATGATAGTAGATAACAAGTCGAAATTGTACGATATGCTTATTAATAAACTAAGGTTAAAGGTAGAGATATCAGATAAGATATATAAGATAGCCGATAGTAAATATTCAGAAATATATCAATCACTGCTATTTAATAGGTATATCTTATGTATGGAGTGGGACAAGATGGCAGAAGAAATGGGGTACAGCAAAAGAAGATTATTTGAATTACATGGAAATGCACTAGAATCATTTAGAAAGTGTAATTCTTAAAAAGTCCGCATTTAATCGCACTTGAACATATGTTATTATGTTAATGTGGAAGTATAAAGGAGAGCCAGTAAGTAGTTTCATATAATCTCTAGGGCAAAAGCCTTTTACTTCCACCATTAAATTAGTAAGTTACGAGAACCTCCTTAAACATATACAATTATTTTGAAAAAGGCATCCGATTGGGTGTCTTTTTTATTAATCGCTTGTCTGAAAAACATTAATGCGATATAATATTAGTGGTAATAATTAAACAGTTAGTTAAGGGGGGGGATGAAAGTGCCATTGATATCAACTTATGTCCAGATTAAGGACGAGGATGAACCTAGGAAAACTTATAAAGTTTCAAGCATGCCTTTAGATTCAAATGAGGGTTTAAAGTATAGACTGGAAGGTATAAATAGGGTTTTTCTGGAATCAGAATTGATTTTTATTGACCCAAGTAATCTAATAATAGACAAAGAGGACCTGTAATGGGTTCTTTTTTCATGCAATGAATTAAAAGGTGGTGATATACCATGGGTTGACGTTAAAACAAAAGAAATTTGCTGATGAGTATATCATCAGCGGTAATAAATGTGAAGCAGCTGTTTTAGCCGGATACAGTGAAAAATATGCGAAAGCACAAAGCCATAGATTGTTGGAAAATGTTGGAATTAAAACATATATAGATGAAAGACTGGCAAAACTTGACTCAGAGAAGATAGCCGACCAAAAAGAGGTGCTGGAGTACCTTACTTCAGTGATGCGTGGAGAACATACCGAACAAACACTTATATCAAGAGGTGCAGAATGGGGTCAAGAGAAAACTAATATAGATGTTGGCGCTAAGGATAGGATAAAGGCAGCAGAATTATTAGGCAAGAGATATTCAATGTGGACCGATAAGGTAGATATGTCCGGCAATGTTGAGTTGATATTTGAGGATGACTATGGGGAAGAAGATATCTAGAACTGTAAAGTTACAGTGGAATAAGGTATTTAAGCCAGTCAACGAATGCCACAAAAGATATAAGGTCCTTAAAGGGTCGGCAGGTAGTGGCAAGTCTACTAACATAGCACAAGACTATATTAAGAAGTTGTCAGACATAAGATATAAAGGGGCTAATTTACTGGTAGTAAGAAAAGTTGACGAGTCAAACAGAGATTCAACATTCGCAGAACTTCAGAGTGCCATATATAAAATGTTTGGAGATCAAGCAGAAAGAGTATGGAAGGTGACCCAGTCACCACTAAAGCTTGAATGCTTACTTACCGGAAATTCCATAATATTTAGGGGAATGAAGGACGATAAGCAGCGAGAAAAGGTAAAGTCAATCACCTTCAAAACTGGTAAGCTAGTGTGGATATGGGTAGAAGAAGCCACAGAGCTAACAGAAGCCGATATAGACATCCTTGATGACCGTTTAAGGGGTCAGCTAGATAATCCTAACCTATTCTATCAGATGACCTTTACATTCAATCCTGTAAGCTCTAGACACTGGATAAAGGCTAAGTATTTTGACATTATACATGAGGATGTATTTACACACCAGTCAACTTATCTGCAAAACCGCTTCATAGACGAAGCCTACCATAAAAGAATGATGATGAGGAAAGAACGAGATCCTGATGGATATAGGATATATGGACTTGGAGAGTGGGGAGAAGTTGGTGGACTTATATTTAATAATTGGGAAGTAAAGAATATAAGCCAAGATACATCAGATTATGAGTATTTAAGCATAGGTCAGGACTTTGGGTTTAACCATGCTAATGCTATCCTTACAATAGCGTATAAGGACGGTGACTTATATATCCTGAATGAACACTATTGCTATGAAAAAGATACATCAGAAATTATTGAAGATGTTGAGGGTAAACTTAATAAAAAAATAGTAATGTATTGTGATTCAGCAGAACCAGATAGAAAAAAGACTTGGCAGAAGGCTGGATATAAAGCCAAAGGGGTCAAGAAAGAAAAGACAACAGATAAAAAATATATCAACACGCAGATAGACTGGATTAAACAAAGAAGGGTATATGTGCATCCGTCATGTGTGAATACAATTAAAGAGTTAGGACAATGGAAGTGGAAGTATGATGATAGGCTAAGCACTTATCTAGATGATCCAGTTCCATTTTTTGATGATGCAATTGCAGCCTTAAGATATGGCATTGAGCCTTGGAGAAAATCAAAGGGACTTAAGACCATGAACAAGGCTAAGTTAGGACTATAGGGGGGGATGATATGTATAGGACCGATAAAGACGAATTGAGTATTGAAGATATACAGAAGTTCATCAAGAAGCATAAGGCAGAGTCCATTAGATATATCAAGCTTCAGAAATATTATGAAGGTAAACACGGTATACTGGACCATACATCTAGGGATGGACAACCTAATAACAAAATAGTAAATCCATATCCTAAATATATTACTGATATGCTTGTAGGTTATTTTGTTGGACAGCCTATAAGCTACACTAGCAAAGGAGAAGATGGACTGCTTGAGGACCTGCAGGCTATATTCGATTATTCAGACGAGCAGGAAGAAAATCTAGAACTTGCCAAGATATGCAGCATAAAAGGTAAGGCTTATGAACTTTTATATCGTGATGAAGACGCACGAATAAGATTTAATGAATTTGGACCAGATCAAATGTTTGTCATTTACGATATGACAATATCGCCAAGTATTAAATTTGCTATCAGGTACTATGATGTGGGTGAGGGCAATGATAAGATAACATATGCAGAAGTATTCGACAAAGAAGTATGTACCCTATATAAGGGCAAGGATTCTGATTTAAGCTTAGAGCAAATAACACCACACACATTCAAGGATGTACCCGTGATTGAATATGTGAACAACAAGGAAGAGCAAGGGGACTTTGAGCAGGTAATTACTCTGATAGATGCTTACAATAAGGCACAGTCAAATACCTTAAATGATATGGACCAATTTACTGATGCATACTTGATACTGGTAAATATGGCTGGAACAGACTCAGGCCGAATAGAAGATCTTAAGAGAGACAGGGTAATGCTGCTTGATGAAGATGGTGATGCTAAGTGGTTAATCAAGGAAATAAATGATGCGTGGGTAGAGAATTACAAGGATAGAGTTAGAAGAGATATACATAAGTTTTCATACACTCCAGATATGCAGGATGAAAGCTTTGGTAATAACCTAAGCGGTGTGTCGATAAGATATAAGATACTGGCCATGGAACAGATAAGGAGTAACAAGGAAAGGAAATTTAAGAAGGGATTACAGAGAAGAATAGAGCTAATATGTAATTCTCTAAGCCTGGAAAAGAATATAGACCTCTTCACTAATATAAATATCAAATTTGCTAACACACTACCACAGAATATTTATGAGTTATCACAGACTATTAAGAATCTATCACCTTACTTAAGTAGTGAAACACTACTTAATCAGCTTCCATTTGTGGAAAATGCAAAGGAAGAGTTAGAAAAGAAAAAGGCAGAGGATGAGGAGATAACAAGCAGTTATGATTTCACCAATATAGATAATGTAGGTGGTGATACTGATGCCGAAGAAGAGTAACTATTGGATTCAAAGGGCCCTTGAGAGGTCACGGGCAGATATTAGGTCAGCAGATGAAGTAGTTAAGACAATTAATGATGCATTCTATAATTGCTTGAAAGAAATTGAAAAAGAAATATCCGTACTATACTACAGGTACGCAGAGGATAATGAGCTTGATTATGACCTTGCTAATAAGCTTCTAACAGGTGATGAATATAAAAGCTTTAGAATGGGATTAGAAGAGTATATGGACCTAATAGATAGCCCAGAGATACAACTGGAGCTTAACACTTTATCCACTAGGTCAAGGATAAGCCACCTTGAAGAAACATTCTTTAACATCCAAAAGCAAATAGACAAGGCGTATATCTACCAACACGAGGCAGTAGAATCGCTTATGAAAGAGTCACTACAGACTAACTACCATAGGGTAATATTTGATATAGGCGTTGCTACTGGTGAAACAGTGGTAAAGGACTTTCATAAACTGACTATAGGGGAAATAGTAAAAGAATTTGAAAGACCCTGGTCTGGTAAGAACTTCAGCGAAAGGATATGGAGGAACAGGGCCAAGCTAAAAGATGCCTTAGAAGAAGAGATAGTAAAGATGGCTATATCAGGGGCTGATTGCACACAGGCTATAGAAAGTGTAGCAAAGAAGATGGATGTATCAAAAAGGGCAGCCGCTACATTAGTGCATACTGAACAGGCCTATTTTAGTAGCCTTGGTACACTGAAAGCATACAGCGAAATGGGTGTTGACAAGTATATCTATGTTGCTACCCTAGACCTAAGAACATCTGATATATGCAGAGATTTAGACCATGAAGTTTTTAGCATTAAGGATGCACAAGCAGGCGTAAATTATCCACCAATGCACCCTAGATGTAGAAGTACTACTGCACCATACACTGGAGCCATGGAAGGGACTAGGACAGCCAGAGACATGTTTAATAACGAAGTTAAGGTAGATAAGTCATTAAGTTATAAAGAGTGGCACAAGAAGTATGTTGAGTCTGACCCTAAGTATCTGATAGAGGAAAAGAAATGGAAAAATAGGCATAGTGACAAGAAACAGTTTGAAAAATACAAGAATTTAGGATATGACGGAGTTAAATTGTTTGATGATTTTCAAAAAATAAAGTATAATGATACTAAGGAATGGGATATCGTAAAGGGATATACAGGCATTGTTCAAAAAGGTGAAATATCTCCACTTGTGAAGTATAGTAATTTCAAAAAGCATCACAATGAACTTGAAGATAAGCTTATTGGTATGAAAACTACTGATGGAGTTAAGATTAAAAGTGTATCATATCATTTTACAGGTAGGGCAATAGGTACTCATGATTGGGCAAATCCGAACAATTCAAAAGAAATTATGAAGAAGTTGAATCATAAACACGTGCCTAGTGAAGCCCTATTGAAATGTGTTAATGAGGGTAAATTGTCTAAGAAAACCAATGAAAGTTGTGTGTTTTATACAGAAGAATGTCAAATAGCAATAAATCCACACACAGGTAATTTGGTTCAGTGCAATAGGTTGTAGGAGAAAGGGTATGTTTGGTTTAGAGAAAAAAGAAATAAAATATTTACGGAAATGCTCAAATGATATCAAGTCGGCTATAGACAAAAACAACTTGCTAACAGTGCAACTTGAAATAGGAGCATACCTTACAAGTAAAGATTGTATGTATTATGATTCTGACGGTCAAAATTGGTATACCGAAAAAGGTAAATATGTACAGTCATTATATGACAAGATATTAGACTGGAAGTATAGTCAAGAGTAAGCACTTTAACAGATGTTAGGGTGCTTTTTTAGTGCATAAAATCGACCCAGACAAGTCGCTAAAAGGTCTTATTTTATTGTAAAGAAAGGATGGTAACTTAGAGGGATGAAGAATAACTATAAGGGACTTAAGATGAATTTACAGCTACTGGCAGAGGATACAGGAGCTGGTAATGGTGGAGAAAATAACCCACCAGAGGAGAACAAGCCAGAGGGTAAGACGTACACAGAAGAGGAATTACAGAAGTTAATCCAGTCTGAATCTGATAAAAGAGTTACCCAGGCTATGAAGACTGCTGAACAAAAGTGGCAAAGAGAATACGAGAAAAAGCTTGAAGACGAAAAGTCAGAGGCAGAGAAACTGGCCAAGATGTCAGCGGATGAAAGAGCCAAGGCAGAGTTTGAAAAAGAAAAGACTAAATTTGAACAGGACAGGGCCCAATTCAATAGAGATAGGCTAGAGCTAGAAACAGTAAAAGAACTTGGTAAACAAGGGCTTGATGTTGAGTTTAGCTCTTTTTTAATGGGTGAAAATGCAGAGTCCACAAATGAGAATATCAAGCTATTTAAAGAAAAGTTTGATATAGCAGTTGAAAATGCAGTCAATGAGAGATTAAAAGGGAAAACACCCAAGACTACTGACAAGAATACTACGATATCTTCAGATAGTCTAAGGGGCATGTCTATGGCAGAGATCAATGCAAATTGGGATGCCATAAAAGACATGAAATTATAAAAGAAGGAGAATAGAATATGTCAATTAAGAATTTTATACCAACACTGTGGTCAGCAAGACTACAGGCAAACTTAGATAAGAAGTTAGTATACGCAGACGTAGTTAATCATGACTATGAAGGCGAAATCAAGAAGCTGGGAGATAAGGTTAAGATTAATCAGATAGGTCCAATTGCTATTAAGGATTACCTAACTGGTGATGGCGCACCTAAGAAGCTGGCAGATCCTGAAGAGGTAACATCAACACAGCAGGAACTTGTAATAGACAAGGCTAAGTACTTCAACTTTAAGGTGGACGATATAGATGCAGCACAGGCTAATGTTAAGCTGGTAGACAAAGCGATGGATAGAGCATCATACGCTATAGGTGATGTTATTGACCAGCATATAGCTAGCTTTGTGAAAGATGCAGGCATCAAGGTAGGGTCTACAGCCACACCAATAGATGTAGAAGTAGCTAATGCGTATGACCAGCTAGTAGATTTAGCTGTTAAGCTTGATGAAAATAACGTAACAAGAGCAGGTAGATTTGCTATTATACCAGCTTGGTATTTAGGTATGCTATCTAAGGATCCAAGATTTACTAAGGACTTTAAGGTATTAGCTAATGGTGTAATTGATGGTGCAGATGTAGCAGGCTTCACGCTAAGAATGTCAAATAATGTACCAGTGGCTGCCAACAAGTACTCTATCATGGCAGGTACAGAACAGGCCATAACTTACGCAGGTCAGATTACAGAAATAGAATCTTACAGACCTGAAAAGACTTTTGCTGATGCGGTTAAGGGGCTATTTGTATATGGTACTAAGGTAATTGAGCCTAAGGCACTTGTAAACTTTACTTGTAAGGTAAAGGGCGCATAGTATAGGAAGGTGATAGAATGAACGAGAGAATTATATCAAAACTCAAAATCTTACTAGGCAAGGATACATTAGAGAATGAGAGTACAATATCTCTCGTTCTTGATATCCTTATTCAAAAGATTAAGAACTTCTGCAACAGGGATGATATTCCAGCTGACTTAGAACTTGTAATAGTTGAGATGATGGGTGAATATAATAAGGCGCTGTCAAGTGGTGGTCAAGATAACCAGAATACTGGTGAGGTAAAGGCC